AAAAAGAGAAGACTAAGAAAAGAAATCCGGATGGCGCTGGAGTTCATCCGTGATGCAATCATCGTCTGCATCGGCGCGGTCGGAATCGTCGCGCTGCTGATCGGAGCGGCAGTTCAGGAACAGGACAAGCTCGCCGAAATGGCGATGCAGGAGGTCCAGAGATGACGGCGCTCATCATGATCGTCATCATTCTGCTGATGCTGATCGCGCTGGCGCTGGTCACGCTGTGCATCATCTCACAGCTCGACCGGATCAAGGCACTCATTGACCTGCAGAGCCGGCAGATCAAGAGGCTGCAGGAAAAGACCGAGGCTGACAAGGAGCAGCTGGTCGCGGTTCAGAATGACGCGGCAGTGGCGAAAATGACGGCACAGAGCGCAAGCAGGAACGTGAACGAACTGATCCGGAGGCTGGAGGGTCTCTGGAAATGACCAGAGAAGAACCGGCACACATCTATCTCGTGACGTGGACATCCAGGCACGACATCGAGGTTGCGATGAAGACCGACGATCTGGACAGAGCGTTCGAAATGGCACGGAGGAACGGTGGAAGCGTCACCGTGCTGCCAAAGGAGGAAGACGATGATCAAAGCGAAAAAGGATAAGAGGGGGCCCGGCATTCAGGTCGAAATATCCGGAGAGCTGGAAGACGTAGTGGATGAATACATGGCGTTGATTCGTGCAGTCGAAAACATCGAAGCTCTGCGTGATGCCGTAGGCGATGCACTCGACAAAGCAGTGAACGGCGCCGAGGAAGACGGAAACGAGATCCACCAGGAGCTGTCATGAATCTGTACGAAGATTGCGACACTTACAAGGTCCTAAGGTTCGGAAACCGAGAAGACTGGCTGAAGGGAAGGCTGACCGGCATCGGCGGATCGGACGCCAGCGTGTGCCTCGGAATGAACCGATGGAAATCGACCAGGGATCTCTGGGCAAGCAAGACCGGCAGAACCGAGATGGAAGACATCAGCGACAGACCGTTTGTGATCTACGGAGTGAAAAAGGAACCACAGCTCCGGGCAGACTTTGCGCTCGACTTCGAGGACATCTACGAGGTGCAGTACGAGAACGACGTCACGCTGCAGAACCGTGAACACCCGTTCATGCTCTACAGCCCGGACGGCCTTCTGATTGAGAAGGCGACCGGTCGGAAAGGAATCGTGGAGTTCAAGACGCACGCGATCCGGAACACAACAGACTGGAACGACTGGCGGGAGGGCATCGGTTACGATGAGTATTTCATCCAAGTCCTGCACGGCTTGAACGTTACTGGCTTTAGCTTCGTCGAGCTCCGGGTGGAGCTGAAACGGTCGCTCCAATATAAACAGATCCGGACTTATCACATTGATATCGAGGACGACGGCATCCCGGAACAGATGGACGCGGTCGCCGAAGGAGTCCGGAGCTTTTGGGAGAGTTACATAGAGACGGATACAGAGCCGCCTGTCATAGCGGTGCTGTAACCATACACAGGAGGGTAAAGAAAAATGGCAAATGAGCTTGTAATCAAGTTCACGACATCACCGGGAACGGTGGACGAAAACATCGCACAGGTCAGAGCACAGGTCCAGCAGTGGCTGGAAGACTTCGGAGATCTGGACAGCTACACGGACGAACAGATCCCGGAACTGAACGAGAGGCTCGCAGATCTTCGCAAGGGTCGGAAGATCATCGACGACGAAAGGAAACGCATCAAGAAAACCTATCTGCAGCCGCTCGAAGATTTCGAGGCAAAAGTCAAAACCATTACCACCGAGATCGACAGCTGCATCAGCACCGGCAAGAGCCGGCTGGACGACTACCAGAGCCGGAAGGACGCAGAGAAGAAGCAGGCCATCACGGACTGGTGGAGCGCAAACAGGCCGACCGGCATTGAGATAAACATCGAGCAGGTCTGGTCCGATAAGTTCCTGAACAAAACCGGAGACGGAACGCACTGGCAGGAGATCCTGCAACAGAAGGCTGACAAGATCCGGAGCGACCAGAAGATTCTGACGGAGATCCTGCTCGCTGACAACGAGAAGGGGAACTTCATGGTCCCGGATTACATGAAGACGCTGGACATCGGCGCGTCTCTGGCGAATTGGGAAAGACATCAGGCAGAGAAGGCACGTTATGCCGAGCAGATGAGAAGAGCCGAAGAGGCACGAGCTGAGGCAGAGCGCCGCGCACAGGAAGCGGCAAAGGCACGGGCAGAGGAACAGGCCGCGAAAGTAGAAACACCGCAGGAAACGCCTGAAACAGCGCCACAGCCGGTCAAGCTGTACACGCTGACGTTTCGCATGGTGGACATCCCGGAAGACAAGGTTCGGCTGCTTAATCATTTCCTGCACGACAACGGGATCAGAATCAAGGTCACAGAGAAGACCATCAGGGAGGAATAAGAACATGTTCGAGATTGAAAAGATAAGCTCCGGACAGGAACGGCGTTATGGCGACTTCATCCGGAAGTATCGCGTCAAATCAGACGAACCGATCGAGCAGGTCGCCGAGAGCTGTCTGAAACACTACGGCCGCCAGCTGCCGCCGGAAGCGGAATGGAAGCAGAACATCCGGATCGGTGCAGCGCACGGAGATGATCCCGCGTACTACTTCGCCGGTTGCTACACGCTGACCATCATTGGCAGCGATGCCGGCATCACAGAATATTTGTTCAAAATCAGAGAGCCATACGCAGACTAAAAAGGAGGGAATAACAATGGCAGTCAATAACAAGATCACAGCAAAAGCACCGGCAACAGCACAGGAAAGTGCGATCGTATTCAGAGCAGGAGACGAGGAAATCAAGCTGACAAAGGCAATGGTCAAGAATTATCTGGTCTCTGGTGATTCCGCAAGAGTAACAGACCAGGAGCTGACGATGTTCATGATGATGTGCAAAGCAAACAAGCTGAACCCGTGGATCAGGGAAGCGTACTGCATCAAATACGGAGACAACCCGGCGACCATGGTGGTCGGTAAAGAGGCGTTTATTAAGCGCGCTGAGGCTTCTCCGGAATATGACGGCATGAGCTCCGGCATCATCGTATACGACCCGGAGGCAGGCTCGCTGGAGTATCGCCAGGGCATCCTGCGCGTCGGCAACGAGCAGATCATCGGAGGCTGGGCTGAAGTCTTCCGCAAGGATCGGCAGCACTCCACCAGAATCGAGGTCTCCATGGAGGAATATGCAGGCAGGAAGAAGGACGGCAGCCTGAACGGGCAGTGGTCCGCAAAGCCGGGAACCATGATCCGCAAAGTCGCACAGGTCCAGGCACTGCGTGAAGCGTTCCCGACCGCAGTCGGCGGAATGTACACAGCCGAGGAACAGGGACACGAGGAAGAGCCGGTGACCATGGCTCCGATCGACGCGGAGGTGACGGAAGTCAAGGAAGCACCGAAGGCACAGCCGAAGCCGGCAAAAGAGCCGGAGCCTGTCGAAGAAAGTGACAGCCTGCTCTGATGAAGATCTACACATCACTGGCCTGCAGTATGCAGGACCTTCTGGAGGCAAAGAACGGCGAGATGCAGATGCTGATCGACAGAGCACTCGCCGATGTCGCCAGGGATACGATGAACAAGTACAAAGACAGCGGAGACGCTCGGAAGATCACCATTGAGATCATCAGCAAGCGCACAGGCGACAGCTTCACTCATGAAGTTAAGATCACTCCGAAGCTGGCGGCTTATTCAAACACAGCCGAAGACGATATTCCGGAAGGCCAGGAACAGCTGGATCTTCCGGAGATCGACGAGAACGGCGAGGTCATCGAATGAGGCTGCAGTTCAAGGTACCCGGTGAGCCGGTCGGCAAGGGCCGTCCCCGGTTCGTCAGAGCCACCGGCAGAACGTACACACCAGAGAAGACGGAAAGATATGAGAATCTGGTGAAGCTGGCCTTCATCAAAGAATATCCGGATGTCGTACCGATTGAGGGACCGATCTCGGTGGAGATGGTCGCAAACTTCAGCGTTCCAAAGTCATGGTCAAAGAAAAAGCAGGCTCTCGCAATCGCGGGAGCCCTGCGACCGACTAAGAAGCCGGACACCGACAACATAGCCAAAATCAAGGACGCATTAAACGGCATCGCCTGGCGAGACGATGCGCAGGTGGTCGAGGAAGTGATCTCTAAATATTACGCGGAGGTGCCGAGCCTCACGATCATAATCGAAACATTAGGGGAGGAGGAAACAGAATGAGCGGATCAGTTAACAGCGTGGTGCTGGTTGGAAGACTGACCAGAGATCCGGAGCTGCAGAAGACGGTCGGAGGCTGGCCGACGGTTTGGTTCACGGTCGCCTGTGACAGGCCAAAGCGAAAAGACCAGGAAGAACAGCAGACCGACTTTATCAGCTGCAGAGCCTGGAGACAGCAGGCGGAGTTTCTGAGCCAGTACGGAGCCAA